AAACGATTCTTTGGGTAATCAAATTGTTACCGAAGCTCTTGAATGGCTCGGTACTCCTTGGTTTCATGGTCAATCGCTTAAAGGGATTGGAACCGATTGTGTAGGATTTATTGCTGGCGTAGGGATTGAAGTCGGATTCTTGCCCCATGATTTCATTATTGAAAACTATGAACGGATTCCCCGGAATAACTTCTTAGTCAAATTTCTTGATCGGTTACTAGATAGAGTTGAAGGTGATTTGTGTAAAGGAGATATTTTGATGTTTCGTAAGTCAGGAGTAAATGGTCATGTGGGGATTTATCTGGGAGATAGTGAGTACATTCACGCTGACTCAATAAATGGCGTGATGAGGACTTATATTCATGAATACCCGCCTGTACTAATTTATCGAGTACCTACTTTAGGAGTGGTAAAATAATAGAAAGCTACCTTTATCCCTTTGCCCCAAACAGAATGACAACGACATTTAGAATAGTACAACAATTTTTAGACTCTGGCGATAGTGATAAAGCTAGAGAAGAAATTGATAGAGCTTTCCGCAATCTGAGAAAGGTAGATAGTCATGTTAGAGAGTTTGCCGCTCTGTTGGCACTGGGATCGATCGAAGCTTTAGAAATCGGCTTAGGAGTATTGGGACGTAAGCTTCTACAGAATGACAGCGAGATTAATAATGAGGTTATTTGGTTATTTATTGCGTCAATTTTATCTCGCAATAGTATTCCCTCTGATAGTCCATCTAGAATCAGCCTACTTGTTCTTACCGCTTCTGTCAATAGTTGGGAATTACCAATTTTTGCGCTTCTTGCCCCTGCCCTCGACGCTTTTTTTAAAGTTAGTCTTGCGGACGGAACCCCTTTAATTGCCGAACAAACTCTTGATTTTTTGACCACTTGGGGAAGAATTTATGCTAAAGCACCTCATGTCAAAACACAGCTTCAAGAACTTCAATCTCTTAGTAATAATCTATTAGAGCAAGTAGATGACTCAGAGTTAAAAGCTGAATGGTCAGAGGGAATTAATATATTTTTTGAAGAAGCCAGTACAGCCAAATATTCCGATAGTAATGTTTTTTCTGATAGTGGAGAATTGATTAAAAAAATTTATTCGTTTTTGGATCGTGAAAAGTTAGAATAAGTTTACACAATAGAGGAGGATTGATTATGTCCTGGTTAGATAGATTAAAACAAGAGAAAACGGAGCTTAAAGAAAGGCTGACTGCCTTAAACAAGGCGTTGGAATCGTCACATGAAAGCATTTCATTAGAGCAACTAGCTCTTTTGGAACAGCAATCAGAGGCAATGCAAACGTATTTAGATATTTTGGTAAAGCGTTTATCGTTAATAGAAAGCGCCAATTCAAAAATGAAGTGCATCAATGTCTGATGATAATTCATAGAATACCTCAAAAGAGGTTCGATAGTCAAGACATTTTCGAGGACGATGATTAATTAATTCTACAGCTTTTTGAATTGGCGTAGTCCCTAATGGTCTTGATTCCAGTCAAATAATCGTTGCCAGTGATTCTTTAAAAGGCACTGGATAGCTTGAATTTTGAAAAACTCGTACTGTGTAAGCCGATTGGACTGACCCCCAATCGGCTATTTGTTGTGCCTCTGTGTAAACGACGCTTCGGGCTGACAATACTGACCATTCTCGTTTTATTGTGTCCCCATCGTAAATTCTGACTACATAGCTGTCCAACTCTCCTGCTGCGTAAGCAATATCAATATAGTCGATCCAACGACCATCTAACCGCGTCCGTCGATACCAAGTAATAATTAAATCGTTGTTATCTTTTTCCCCTCTTACAGCACAAGGGAAAGGCTTTAATCCTTCTAAGGTGATTGTGTGAGAGACTTCCTCCTCTATATCAGTTTCAAGTAATCCATTAGGGACTACTTTTAATAAATATTCTCGATTAATATCAGAAAGATTTAAGGGGTATCGAACTAAATAATTAGTCAGTAACACGAATTTTTCTCCTATTATATGCCTAGAGATAGCCGGTTCAGTTCCTTTGACTCCACGAATTGTATATGAAATATCAAAGGTTAGGGGATTGTTGGACACAATAGCAGCATTTTTAAAAGCTATAATTTCTCCAGTAGAAAACCAACCTAATTGTTTGCCTGATAGAAATGTTTCAAGAGTAACTGGCTCTAATTGCCCTGAATTCATGCTTACTCGTATCCAATTTGAATCGTCAATAAAACTAGGAGAAGCGTTGTTAAAATTTGGGGAGAAGCTTAATACAGTACCAGTTACGCTGTTGGCAACATTGCCAATAGCAAAATCATAGCTTAATCCGTTGTCATCAGAATAAAATAATGCTCCTCTGTTAAAACTAGAGTTACCTTCAATCGCCACATAAATTCCCATGTCTGCATCTCGGCTACTAACTATTGGGCATTCAATAGGAATAGCGTTAGCGCGTCCGTAGGGACGAGGAATGTTATTGTCTGGTGGAAATTCGTTATCTATAGGAATATCTGGTAAATATCCTACTCCTTGAAATCGAGTAGCTTCAATTTCAATTAAATAATTTACTCCTCTTACTTTCTTTGTAATTTGCATCAATTCTTGATGATAATTGTTATTATTATCGGTAAAAATTATATCCCCAACCTTTAAATTTTCCCATGCTGGTAATAAAAACATTTTTGAAAAAGTTTTTGATTGCGTTTTCCCTAAAAAAAGAATTTTTGAAGCAATATTCATGAAAAGCATATCTATATCTATTAGCTTAGTTTGAAAACTAAGCTCGTTTGTGTGAGTATCTGATGGGTCTTTAGCTACTGCGGTAATAGTTTCATAATTTTTTAAAACATTTAGCCCAGATACCGTAACAGCACTAGGGGTTTCTCTAAAATGAGTCAGTTTTTTTTCATTAAGGTCAATAGGATTTTCTCCAAATTTTTTAGACCCAAAAGAGCTTTTAGGGATAAAAATAGGATCAGATGATTGTTCTTGTCTTTTAAAAATGATTTTATCTTTTGGCTCCCCTGTCACAATAAAAAAAGCTCTCATAAGTTCTTCTAACTGATCAGCAAAAGATGTCCCATCAAACAATAAATCAAATCCTTGAATTTGGTAATCATTAGGAATATCAGTTACGTCAATTTGATCGTCTGTTCTACCAGCTAATTTACAAATAGTTTTCAAAATATTTTTTATTTTTGGATTGTTTCCACTTTCTCCAATCACTTCAATATCAATAGTAGGAAATCCAGTGCCGTCATAATTAGCAATCGGATAATTATTAAAAACTAAAAAAGACATTCCAGTAAAAGCAGGTACTGGATTAGATTCTTTTGACTGAATTACTGACGATGGTGTAGTTTGATTGCCAGTATAAATAGTTGTGTGTTCAATAAATTTTAGGCTTTTTTCGTCATTGGTTTCAGAGTTGTAAACAAGGACGCTATTCATCCAAACTCGCCTAACAGAGCCAATTTTTCTAGCAATTGGATAAGCGGCTGTCAAAAAATAAGTGTAAACTTCGGTAGTTTGCCCACCACCACCACCTTTTCCGCCTTGTCTTTCGGACGTGACGACTTCCTTAAGAGGAATCCCCCACATCATAGTTAGCCCTTCTTTCCTCACCCTTCCAAAAGGATAGGATAGGCTTCTGCCGTATTCAGCATCGGGAACACCAGTATCCTCAATTTTTCCTTTTTGTTGGGTAGGGGGTTTAGGAGCAAATAGAGATAATAATAGGTTAGCTCCGATCCCTATTGCTACGGGAATGAGAAAATTAGCCACGGCTTTTTAAAAGATAGTATTTTCTCTATTTTAAGTGGATTGGGCTAGATTTGCACTAGCGTGGAATCACTCTACAGATTTACAGTCTGTCGCCTTCGACTACTCGGCCACCAATCCTTGTTTAAATTTATCTTACTATAATTCTTAATGCTTGTCAATCATATTGGTTTTTGATTCTTGATTCTTTTGAGATTCTTGCAAATTAAGAAGTTGAAGCATTGCTTCTCCTGCGTCTTTACGCGCCATGTTACAAGTCCAGAGTCTTTGTTCATTGCGCTTGATAATGATAATTTCTGTATTAGAAACTAAACAAACTAAATCATTTTTCTGTTTTATTAGTTGATTAATAGCTTCTAATTTTTGCTTTTGTTCTAATTCAGAAACGGGTTGAGGGTTTTCTCCATACTCTTGCGTGGAGAAAACAACAGCTAACATAACACTTTTTGTTTCTTTAAACTGAAAATGAATAATCTGCCAACTAAATTCACCATCAGGCTCTAATTCTCGATTCCAAATATTTAGAAAGGTTTCTAAATAACCTTCTAATCCTTTTTGAGTTTGACGATTTTTATTAATATCACTGAAAAGTCCTTGATGCTGTTGAGGATAGTTTTCAACAGGTTTTACTGACTCACTATCTTGAATAGAGTAAGAATGACAAGAATTAAACGGAAACATAAAGGGCATATTGATTGCTATCAAGATATTAGGAAAGTTTAATAATTTGTTACAGATTAACTATATTAGATTTATTCTCTGTAAAAATTAAGATTACACCAAAAGGAATCTTTCCAAAAATTTATCAATTGTATATTTTTTTCAGCTATTAATTTTCGCCAAAGACGAAAATTCTCAAAAAAATTATACCATCCAAAAGGAACATCTTCTCTAAGGGTAGTCCAAATAATAGGTAAATAGCTGTCGATAGGTTTATGAAGTTTGTTACAAACATAAACATAAAAACCAAAAGACAAAGTGTAAAACAACCCTTTGATGATTAACATAAATCCCCACACAGAAATTAAAAACAAATTCAAGATTAAGGTTATCGGTTTTATTTTCATTTTTGGCCTTCAATAGATTTTAAAGTTATTACTATATTACTTTACCACAATTAAAGTTATTTGTCTATAACTTTGATAAGAAAATAAATTAAATTTACTTTTTCCGATGTCAGTGTTTTGATTTTCATTAAGATTTCTACTAATTTATCCTTAAGTTCTTTTTTAGTGGGTTTTGTGTTAGTTGGTTTGTAAATGAAAGTTTTAGCACTTCCATCTTGTTCTATTTTAGTTAAAGTGTATTTTTCCATTGTTTTATAATTTAATTTCGTCATCTCCATTCAAAAATCCCGATATATCAAAATGATACTCACTATCAGTATTTTGAGGAACTACTATTCCTCCAAATTCTAAGAGTTTATTGTCAAGGAATTGCTTGGATTGTTTTAAAGAGATGTAATTCTCTATGGCAAATTCTTTAGCACTAATCGGTTTTTTGTACCGATATTTGAAGTCTGTATCAAGTTTTTTGTTTCGAGTGTCAGACCACGAGAAATAGTTTATTGTTACTCCTGTCAAGAAACCAAGTAATAAAGTTGATACTCCGAAAGCAAAAATTAAAATTTGATAAGTTTCATTGATCATAGTGCCTTTTTTTAGGTGTAGGTTTATCTTAATATATCTAGCCCTCGATTTCTGATTCTTTGAGCAAAGTCTTTATTAAATACTTTTGATTTTTTAATCACAGTAATCTGATTGCTTGGCCAGTATTCTAGCAGAAAATCAACGAGTTCTATTGAAGTTGTGTGTATTCTAGCTTTTTTGCTGCATCCTT